TTTACCAGGATAAATGTCACCGTATGCTACTCTGACATAAGAATTTTTGATATCATAATGATAGTTATGATTTAAATGTGCATCAATACCATTTAATACATCATTATCAAACATCCATATTCTACCACTCTCTTTGTATTTTTCCCATACGTTAAATCTCAACTGTAATCTTTCTTTTAATGGTTGTTGACCTGGTACCCATCTTTGATAATTAAAAATTAATGCGTGTGAAAATTCATCAGAAACTTCAAACCCTTCAGGACCTTTAAAATGTCTGACACGAATACCACTATCTTCAATCGGTTTAGCAAATGCCTGCATCAACTCCATTTTAAAACCATACTTGACTGTTGTATTATAATATACTGCTAAAGATTTCATTCCATATCCGTTTGTGTTGTTTCACTAAAATATCTAAACCAGTCCTCTGAATAATCACCATCTTCATATTCACTAAACCAAGGACCACCCTCTGTAAAATGTACGTTCTTTACATCATCTTTCTTTTCATATTCACCTGCTAACCAATTCCATTCTAATGGAATATCACCAATTAGTTTTTCACTTTCCAACCATTTAAACTGATGCAACTCTAAACCACTTGCCCTATTAACATAGTTAGGTGTTAAAGCAGTACACTTTTTACAATTCATTAACATAAAACTAGACCAGTTCTTTTTAGGATAAACAGTTTGTTTTTGATTTAAAAACTTTACTGTACTCTTTGGTGTGTAGTCGTGTTTACAAACTTGCACTGCATATCTATCATCTCTTAATCTCCAAAGTTCATTGATATCTGCTTTCATTAACATATCGCAATCCATAAACAATGCCCAACCTTGATAGTTCATTAGGTGTGGTGTGATAAATCTACTAAATGAAAATTCTGTAGATGATAAATTATTTCTTTCTCTGACAAAATCATCTTTTATATTGTCAAGATAGATAGGTGTGATTGATACAGGTTGTGTACTATTCTTTAATATGCTATATGATAATACACTAAATGATACTTTTTCTTTTGTATCATAACCTATAAAAACATTGATCATACTTTACTACCAACTGTTTCTCTTTCTATGTCACCGTGATCAAACTCTGCCCAATATAATTCAAATGCTACACCATCTTCTAAACCTATAAACTGGTGAAACTCATTTGGTTTTACTTGTGTAAAGTCACCAGGTCCTAATATTGTTTCATCAACTAAATCATAATCGTTCTTCCAAACTTTTACTATCATTTTACCAGACTCAACAAAGAAACCATTCCATTTAAATTTGTGTCTGTGTTTAGAACACGATATACCTTTTTTATATTCTATTCTATGAAACTCTAAAACACCGTTTGCGTGTATGAGTTCTGTTTGTCCCCAAATTTTACCTGCTTTCATTTTAACATTTCTCCTGCATCTTTTCTTGCTTTACCTTTTAGATGGTCCATATATTCTGCCATTGGTGTATCTGGCCAAGGATTGCCAACTTTTCTTATAGTTGGTGATAAATTATAAAACTTTATATCACCGTTTAATTCTTTTGTTAATTTTTTTCTAACTACATCAAACAAATAACTATCGTGCCACTCTTTTTCTGTTAATAGATTTAAATGAGTATACATCTCTCTAAATCTTTGAACAAATACTCTTGTTTGCCAGTGTCTTAAATTATATCCTACAAAACCACATTCACTATAATATGTTGGTCTGTGTATATGAGAGATTTGATAATCTCCTGGTAAAAACTTTTCTACAACATCTTTTGCATTGAATGATTTTTTAAATATCATATCAGCATCAATCCAAAATACATAATCATAATTTGTTTTACCATTTGTCATCAAATCTGTTTTAGCAAAAACTTTGTAAGCAAATCTAATGCCGTCTTTTTTATAATTTGTTCCGTGAATTATCTTTTGTGGTTCGCCGGGTACAACACTATCTACATTGTAACCACTCATCCTTGCTTTAAATTTTCTTAACTCATTTCCATTTTTACCTGAATTGATATCAATGTAATGTATATTATCTCTTAATGGAAAATCTTCAGGTGTCCAACCTTCGTGATAAATGTGTAGATTAAATGGTAGATTGTATGATTCTAAAAATCTATGTGCATAATAATGATATAACTTTTCATTAAAACTAGTAACTATACCTATCTTCATATCCTGTCCTCATAATATAGTATGAATCAACAATGTCAGTAACAGGATTATCTAATTTATTCATACCCAAAACAGATACTAAATCTTGTCCACCATCTTTCATAAATTGCTCATACATTTTTTGTTTGTCTGCGTTACCTTTACCAGTTGCTCTCTTTTTGATTACACTTGGTACTAATATATTAAATTCTACTTTTGATGATTTCCACAATTTATGTTTAAGTAAACCACCATTTTCTGCTATCTGAAATAAACCTTGACCTTTTGAACCATAGGAATATCCTTCAATATATACATTACTATGTATATCACTTATTAGGTCGAATACCCAATTAGATATAGCATCAAATCTTTCTTCAGGTGTTTTATACAATGGATATTCATAACCTGTTACACCTTTAGCAATATTGCCAAGATACTTTTTCTTTTTAGTTAAGAAATGAAAAGTAACTTTTGAAATATCAACATCTTCTAATTTATCTTCATTTATACAAACTGCTGGACTATTTAAACTGTAATCAATCCCAATCGTCCTCGTCTTCAACATCATAATTATTCATCTCCTCATCATCAAATTCGTGTCCACAAAATGGACATATAATAGGGTATATTTCTTTAGTTTCATCAAATACGATTTTCATTTCCATATTGCAACTGTGACATTTATGTTTTTTTATCATAGTTTAAATTGTTTAAATTGATCTTTCTTTACGTCTTGTTTTATACCACCTATGACGTATGATTCAATTTCTGTTTCTTGTGGTGCATTTTGTAAACCTCTACTACTTAACCAATGTGTTATCCAAGGTAAAGGGTTTGACTTTTGATCGTACTTCGGAGTTAGACGTATCGCCTTCATTCTTCGGTTTGCCATATGTTCTACAAACTGGTGTAACAGTTTTTCTGATAATCCTATCATACTTCCTTGCGAAAATAGATATGTTGCCCATCTCTTCTCCTCCTGTACTGCCTCATCAAACATTTTATAAACTAAATCTTCTGTATCTTTTATTACTTGGTTCATCACTTTGTCATTTTCTCTTTCTCTATAATTATTAATTATATTCTGTGACATTGCAAAGTGTTGACTTTCATCTCTTGCTATAAATGATATTATCTTTGCTGAACCTTCTAACTTTTTAAGTTCACCAAATGCAAATGAACAAGCAAAAGATACATAAAATCTTAAACCTTCAAGTATGTTAACAGTTACTAATGCTAACCATAATTTCTTCTTTAACTCATACATATCAACTTTATCAGGTGCTACTGACCATTGATAACCCATTTGTATCAGATCATCATAAGTTTGAGTAACAGACTTTGCTCTACGTTCTATCTTCTCATCTTCTATGATGGTATCAAACACATCACTAGGGTTTGGATACAAGTTCTTTATAATGTATGTATAACTTCTAGAATGTATAGTTTCCATAAAATCCCAAGTTACAATACAACCCTCTATTTCAGGTAGAGATACAAATGGTAGAAATGCTAAACAAGGACCTCTACCTTGCACACTATCTAACATAGTTTGATATTTTAAATTAGATGTAAAGATAAACTTCTGCTCATCTCTTAACTCAAGAAAATCATTTCTATCTTTTTGTAAAGATACTTCTTCTGGTCTCCAAAAATATCCTAATTGTGTTTGATTTAATTTATCAAACACTGGATACTTAAAAGTATCATATCTTTGTACTGCTAAATCTTCACCAAAAAACATTGGTTGTTTAGTAGCATCTAATCCTTTATTTTTATTAAACACACTTTTACTCATCTTTCATATCCTTTAGTTCATAGTGCCACTCTTCACTATCACCAGCAGTCCATTTATGTGTACCTTCTACTTCATATTCTACAGTAGAAACTTTAAAATCAGGAAACTTTAACTTACTTGGTGATAAAGATTTATCATAAAAAATAACTCTGTTATTTGGTTGGGCGGCAATATGTCCATTTTCTAATGCTATAATATTAAATGATTTATGCTGACTTGGTACTTCTGCAAATGAAACATCTCTCTCCATATCTGTTGACCAAGCACTATCAATTGTCCACCAATAATGACCTTTGTACCATTTCTTTTCTGGTGACATATACTTACACATACTACCTGCTAATAATTGTTTTTGCACAATTGTTATATCGTAACTAAAACAATCCCATAATTGTAATTCTGTCAAAGGTAAATTACCTTCGTAATCTTTTTTCCATACAAATGCTGATATAGGTAGTTTATCAAACAACGCACCATACTCTGGTAAAAAAGTTTCAAAGTACAATGCTCTACCCATAATTGATTTTGCAGTAACCCAAACGCCAGGTGTTAATTCACCGTGACCTTTTTCTAAATCATATAGATATTCTTTCTTGACCCAAACTTCTTCGTGTGGTGTGTTTAATGCTAAATACGCCATATTACCTCCCTATATTGCACAACTTTCACATTCTTCTTCATCTTCTACTTTTGTTTCAGGCA